GGAATTACCTTCGCCCTTCATTTTTTTACGAAGTCTCTTTGCAGCAGAGATGATTGTGGAAAGTTCCGAACGAGCCATTGAATGCTCGTGATCATAAGACTCTGGAAAATTACCCGGATGCACGGTTGCAATATTATACTTTAACTGATTAGTTGTTAGTGCTGATGGAATTGAGAACATATCCCAATACTTTGGTCCATACTTACACTCACTTCTACTCTCATCTTTTTGGCACTTGGGGCAATATCTAATCATTGTTTGCTCCTCTTTTACTGGTACACAATTTGGAACTAGTTTCTTGCCTTTCTTTTTCATACCTTCTTGCTTATATCCATCCCAACAATCTTCCGATTTAGTTCCCCAGTTAGCAGCACCAACCTTACGGCACTTAACCAGTGCTCCAGATGCATATGCACTTGGCCAAACATCATATCTTGACTTTACCTTATGATAGCAAGCATCTTTCTTACCACTACCCTTACCTGGTTTGTCTTTGACTTCTTGTAAATTCATTTCTTCAGTTCTTACGTTTGTTGGTTTAGCGCCACCAGTTTTTTCTGGTTGATTTGGATCTAATCTATTTTTTCTCCTTCTTGCCGATTCTTCCTCATCTTTAGATAATGATCTTTTCATTTTTGAACTTCCACATTTTGGAGTAGAAGTTTGACCTGGTTGACGAGCACAGGGTTTACCTGCCCATTTTCCACCCAGTTGAACCCACCCTTTCTTACCATCAGATGATTTGGATTTATTAAACCAATCGTGAAGACCTTGATCGCCAGAAGTAGTTTCTTCTTTTACATCCTTAAACTTTTTATGATGCTTTTTAGCATCTGCCTCCATTTTTTTCAAACGAGTATAATAATCTGGAATTTCATCAAGGTGTTGAAGAGCAATATCTGTAGCAAGATCTTTGTCTTTTGTATGTTCTTGCTCAATAGAAATTCCCATATTAAGTTGATTTATTATGAAGGAAACATCAAGGCGATGTTTTTTTGCAATTTGTTCTGGAGTTTTGAAAGGTTTGAATTGTTCTTTCAATCTTTTCTTTTTTCCTTGACAATGAGCTTTCTGAGAAAATCCTTTCGGATTATCACAATCTATTGATCGTTTATATTTTTCTGACCAACTCATTGAAAAAAATCAATCTATTCTTTATTATTTAGAAAACCTTGTTTGAGTAGTTTTGAAAGTTCTGAAGTTGATCCAACAAATACCGCATTGTTTGTAACATTATTAGTTGTTTTAACTGTATCTTCTTCAACATCTTTTAGTTTCTTTTGAAGATCAATCAGTTTATCTGTAACATCTCCAACAGACTTAATAAGTTGACCAGCAACTTCATATGCCCTTGGACTTCCTCCCTCTCCAGCAAGTTCCATAATTCCATTGATTGCTTCTTGCCCCTTTTCAATCAATGAATATAAATTTGCACGAGTATACTCATAGTCCTTTTTTATGTCGTCATCTTTTAAAGGAGAAATACTCAATTGCTCCTTTACTTCATCTACTTCAACGATTTTACTCTCAATGTTAAGAGCATCGTCCAAACCTGCATAATCATTTTTCATAACTCTTAAATATCAGTTTGTTGTGTTGGACTAAAAGTTTTAGAATCCGAAAAATCCATCCATTCTTCATCAAAACCAAAATTATCGCCAGGTTCTGCATCATAAGGATCTGGTTGGACGGTATATCTCACTTCTCTCTTAGCAGTTTGCTTATTCGTATCGGTATACATATCAACTTGAACCTTACGAATGAGACCCTCAGTTGTATCTGCAATGGGACCAAATAGATATGATTTTACTGTAAAATTAAAGGTATAAATTAAGATCCTTCTTGTAGAGAAATCACCTTCATAATCATCAGTAAATGATACATTATCTAAAACAACAGGAATATCTCTCTTTTCTCCAATTGAATCAATTAAATCAACAGTTAAATTGAATGAGGGTTGGAAATAAGGTAAGATTTGCTCAACAACTTGTAAAGCATCATCTTGAAGTTTAGTCATTAAATTTAATTGAAATCCAATGTTATATGGAACTGGAAGAAAAACTTTCTTAAGATTTGATCCATCGCACGCCCTAAAAGTCTGAGTTACATTTGCCTTTCTGGTTGGATCATACTGAATGGAATTCATCTCAAATGATAATCTAGGTAAAGTCATAGCAACTGGTTTATTAAGTTCAGGTTGCTGTTCAATTCTTGCTAGAAATTTTTGAATAGGTCCATATGCTAATGGAACTTTCATCTCACTAATACTATCTCCAGAAGAGTTCTTATGTCTTATATAAATTTCGTTAAATAATGTACCAAAGGCAATTACTGTTCTTCTTATTATTTCGTGATAATAATAATTTCCTAGCATTAGAATGTCCCAAATGGATTAGACTCTGTGAAATCGATAATACTATCAGCAGCATTCTCAATTTCTATATTTTCACTATATTTATCATATTGATCCCACTTATCATATGATTGAACGGAATATATTGCACTTGATGCTGCACCAACAAGAAGTTCTCCTGGATAAAATCCTTTTGCAACTACATTGTCTACAAAAGAAACTTTAAGAATCTTAGTATCTTTATCCCAAGATTTAACTCTTGCCCTTGTTCCAGAGTTAGATCCAAATACTTCCTCATTGAATATGTAAGTCCCAACGCCCGAAAGAACGGGTGGTGGTGCAATTGTAATAGTGGGTGCTACAGTATATCCAACTCCAGGATTTACAATTCGAATAGAAGTAATTGACTGCCCTACGCTAACCATTGCTAATCCGGATGCAGTTTGACCTGTACCAATAGATCCAGAAACACTTACAATTGGTGAGTTTACATATCCGCTACCGCTATTTGTAACAACAAAACTAGTAATTCCACTTCTGCTAGTCTCAATTGAGCAGGTAGCAATTGCACCAGTTCCACCTCCACCAACTATAGAAATTGTTGGTACTATGGTATATCCCGCACCAGCATTTGTTAAGACAATGGACTGAATTGAGTAAACTCCAGCCCTAGAAGTTGTAATAGCTACTGCACTGGCATTTTGACCACCTGTAGGTGCTGTTGAAATCGATACGATTGGAGTTGAAGTGTAATCATAACCGTCATTATTTAAAAATATTTCACGAATATATCCAGTGTTAATTAATGCTGTAGCAGATGCTGTAGATCCTGCACCAATCAACTGTAGAGTTGTAATATATCCCTGATCTTCAATTTGAGTATCTATTTCATCAATACTTGTATCCAAGATTTCATCCTCATACTCAAACAATTCACACCTCAACTCATAAACATATAATTTTCCTAACTGATAAAAATTAACTTCGTGTTCTACAAATTTTACTTCAAAAAGTCTTTGACCCAATGGGAAATAAACTAAATCCCCTTCTCTTGGTCTAGAAGAAAGAACAATTTCATCATCATTTAAACCATCCAAAAATGGAGAGATAAAATCTTCAAAACGTTCCTTTGAAATAATCAAACTTAATTCATCTTTTAAACTAACACCAAATTTAGTTAGCAAGTCTCCTTGACCAGTATATCCTTCGTAGTTATTAATATACGCTTCAATTGCAAAATTATCATCAAATTTTGATGATTGAATTTCTTTTATGATAGTTTGCTTTCTTACAAATTTTCTAGGTATGTAAGTAACTTCTACACCATAAATTCTCAGCTGCTCGTTAATTAACTCCTGAACGAGTCTCTGTTCATTTTGGGATCCTTGTAAGAAAAATGGGTTGAGAGTCATTATCCAATAAAGTCGTAAGGTGGAAGTTCATAATCCATAGACATTCTCTGTCTAATACTTTCTATTTCTTTTTCAGCATCATCGTATATTTCTCTACCATTTAATTCAATTCCACCTGGAAGCTTAACTCCTCTAAACTTGATTAAATTTTGCCCCCATTGCCTCTTCATTAAAGCAGTTAAGTAACGCTTTAAGAAGCTATCATTATATACTCTAGTGAAATCATTGGGATCTAAAATCCTATAACAATCAATCACAATAAATGTGTCTTTTGCTTTTGACTGCCAATCAATATCTAAATATAATCTATTTTGTCTCTTGTTAAATCTAATCTGTTTATCTGTAGATAGTAAAAAGTCAATATCTTCAAGATAGGTTTTTACCATAGCATACTGTAAAAGTTCAACTGAATTAAAATAATATAGGTCATTTAAGAATAATTGATATTTGATACTAAACATACCTGCAGATATAGAACTAGTATCAAACTTAAATACTTTTTCTATACCGATAATTGAATCTGGAACTTGAATAAAGTTTGAATTCTCATAGAAATCAAATGTTACTGTTCCAATTCCACTAATATTAGCGGATCCTGTCGTAGTTACGATCCCAACACCATTTGTTCCTATTGCTTTACCTCTATTTAAATCTTGCTCAGTAATTTTATATTTCAAATACATTCTTTCAACACCATCAAAGTGTCTTTCTTGAAAGTACTGTAAAGCATCATCAACCAAATCATCAATTTGGTCATCTGCCAAATTAATTTCTAGTACTGGAGCACCCAATTGTCTTAAGCAATAATCAATGAGTTGTTGTCTACTTGCCGGCTTTGACATTTTTAATAGGATCCTCCATCTATAACACTTGCCCAAGAAGGAATTCCTGAGCTATTAGTTGAAAGTATATAGTTTGTTTCAGATATTGCTAGAGAAGTTGATGCGGTAGAAACGAGTTGATCACTGGCATCAAAATAAGCGATTCCATATGGTTCTCCCGCTGAATAATAAAATGATTGAGCAACAGAGAGAATTCCTGTTACGTTTGCATTTCTAGCAGTAAATTCGTCAAATCTTAAATCATCCCCAACATAAAGATCACCATCAATATAAACATCATTCTTAAAAGTGCTTACACCAACAAAAGTTGATATTCCACTTACGTGTAACTGTCTTACTGATGCAATTCCACCAACTACATTTTCGGAAGTTACTGATTGTCCACCAGCAGAACCAGAAATACTAGAAATTACTTTAACAGTATTCTGTTGCCCTACTCTAAGTTTAATAGAGTTTTGTTGTCCTACTTTGGCTTTTATATTGGACATTATCGAGTAACTCCTTCGGTTACAAGAACCATTCCTTCTATAACTCTATTTTTTATACCATATGAATCAGTAATTACTATATCGTAAACATATCTACCCGATTTAATATTTGTAGTTTGAGTTGCTGATAATATAATCAAAATTTGTCCAGAAGTAGATGGTTCTACAATACTTGCTGTAAAAGTCACTGCTGTAGAACTACCTGCCCATTTTCTCATCTGAGCATTAACAGTATATCCTGATAGATTAAATGCGGAGTTCGTATCTGATCCTTCCAAAGTAAATGTTTGGCTAAAATCAGAACCAGAATTCACTACTATGTTGTTAACATATACTGCCGCCATTTATTTTTTAAGCTCTACTTTTTATTTATATTCCGATAGAACCGATATTAGAGATAACCTCCTGCTGTTTTAGGTACAATTTACAATATAGTTTTGAGAATTTTTTAAGTTCCTCATAGTCTAATTCATCAATTAACCTTGAATATTTTTCAAACTCAAACATTTTATCAATGGATTCTAGTTCAATTTTTTTCTCGTCCATTAACTAACTCCTTAAGTAACGACTTAATTTCATCAATGTCTTTTTTCATTTGATCTAATTCTCTTTTTTGAGAATCTCTATGACTTAGACTGTTAACATATTGATTATAGGAGTGAACATCACAATTTACAATTGCGCCTGTATTTTCATCCCTATACAAATTGGGGTGTCCTTTAACTGGGATCATCTGATAGCAATACTCCTTAAGTCTTTGAATCTAGGTGCATATGCCTGATTAGTTCCAGACATTACAATCTTAATTGTATATCCAGTAAATTCTCCAAGGTTATTAGCGGTAAAATCATATTCTAAGAATTGATTTTCCAAACTTGCAGGTACAAATGTATCTGGTAGTCCGCTATTATTTGCAGGATTAATTACATCAGGATAACCATCTTGATTGGCATCTATTGTAAGATTATTATATCCAGGGAATAGTTCAAATGCTTGTGCAACTTCGCTAGAATCTGGTCTAATGAGACTATAGAGAACTCTAAAATCTGCTGATGAGTGCCTGTATGCACTTATAATCACTTTAAGAGTAGTTGCTGGTTGAGATAGTCTTACTGTGTTGGAAACGTATACAGCCGCGTGTGGGTCATCAATAAGTGAATTAACTCTATTATCTAAAATGTAATTTGAAACAGGACTATTCAGTCTGCTGCTAAGAAGTTGTGCTGAACAATTCTTCCAGAAAATCATCGGAGACAGATTATTATCTGTTGTTGATAGATTTATCTTTGCAGTAAAGGATTTATTTCTGAGAAGACCTCCAAGATAAGTTTGCTCATTAATATTTGAACAAACAATTCTTGTTGATGAAAGTTTGTTTTCAACTCCAATTTCAATATCTTCATATCCTTGATCTTGGAAAGAAATTTCAGAACCATCTACACTTGTTCCACTTACGGATCTAATTTGTGCTGAAACTTCAGTTGATGCTCCAGGAACTAATGCCGCTATTGCAGGAATAATATTATCATATTGAATATTCTCTGTTGCCTGTACTAAACTTCCACCTCCAGAATATTCTGTGTTAAATGATAGTTGAGGTGTAGAACTTAAACTTGCATCAGAACTTCTATTAGTTACGTTTGAATCAAAGTTTGATCTATCAAATTCAATATAGTAGTTATCAATATCATTACCAACGTCACTAATATCATGAGTTTTATTAATTCTTCTCAGAGAAACTCCACTTACCTCATACTTGTAAACTGTAGAACCCAATGGATGGTCTAAGATCAAAGTGGAATCGATTCCTCTTGTAATAGTTAAGAGTTGTCCGACACCAACACTTTCATATCTTATGATCTCATTTTCAACCTTAATATAACCTGGATTGGTAGCACTAATTACTACTCCTTCAAATGTTGTGAAGTTTGTTGTCGAAGCAACACTAACAGAAGTTCCAGATGGTTCAAGTATTGCAGACAATGTTGTTGGAGCAACATCCGATTCTATATTATAAAGTGTTAGTTTATTGTTCGCTGCGTACATTCCATGGTCAAAATGGTTCACTTTCATAAAGTTTCCATCATAAATTCCACCTACAGCAGTTGAAGATAGGATAGAAGTTCCTGCAACAGATATTGGTGTATTGGAGATATCATAATAGACCAATGTGGAAACGCCAACAGTGGTGAATGATTGACCCTGGACATTAGAAACGTATAAAGTGTCCAAACCAGTAATTCCAGTAATCGTTATTCTCGCGTTATTTCCAGATGCTGGCGAAACATCAGATGTTGTAATTCCAACAACATCACCGACTGCATATCCATTACCACGAGCAGCAGTAGGAGTTACTGCAGTAATAACTCCGTTTGTTGCAGTTATGTTTAGTCTTAAACCAGATCCACTACCAGAGATAGCATAAGTTCCAACATTTGATGTTGTAGTGTAGTTTGATCCTCCAGTTGTGATACCAACAGTAGATACTGAACTTCCGGTTCCAACAATGTAACCATAGTTGTATGGTTTAACAACTTCACCAATCTTTCTTCCAGTTGTAAGAATTCCAATCATATTGCTGTCGGTTGTGGTTGTTATGCCGATAGCAAATCTCTTAGGTAATGTTGTAATTGGGTTATTTTGAAGGGTGGGAACATAACCATTACTCTCACTAAGAGTTGGGTTGTGGAACAGAACACTTCCAGATGTTGCTACGAAGTCAGCTTTATAAAGTTTAAACTTAAGATCCTGATATTGGTTTGCTGTCCAAATAGATCCGTTTTGTGACTTGAACAGACTTCCGATAGCGAACTGTCTAGTATAGCGCACACTTTCTGCATCTGGTAATGTCGCAGTATTTACTGTTCTTTCGCCCATTTCAGCAATCCAAACTTCATATTGATCGGATTGTGGTGCTAGAAGAACAATTGCATATTCTAAACCCGGGGACAGGTAGATTGGAAAATCAAATGTAACTTTTGTTGCTACAGTCGCATCTCTAGAAGTTTCAATTTGCTCTGGCTTAAGGGTAACGGGATTTCCAATAACCGTTCTAGTTGGAGTACCCAATTCAACTGTCCTAACCTCAACAGTTAGTGGGGAATTATTTTGGTCCTTGTTAGCAAAATAGAGATCTACAGCAGTCAAGTATGCGCCATTTGAATCATCATTTGGAGAATTTCCATTTGTATCTTCTATGCTACCACCTACTGAGAATGATTGTGCTAGAGGATCGATAAAAGTTCTAGTAGTTATTAGTTGTCTAGTAATATTTGTTATTGTATCAGTTGTTGTAATTATTCTTTGTCTACTTTCCCAGATTCCCTCTGCCCTATAAACTGTTTCTGCAGACGAAATTAAGTTACTACCAGGTAGGGGAATTTGGTTAGTTGAACTTGATGTTAACTTATAAACCTTTGATCCAGTTGCAACTCTTACTGGTGGTGTTGGATTTGTATTAGGGTCTCTTAAGAAAAATGCCCCCTGAAGATCGCCATAATTATCAGAAATTAATCTGATATCCTTTACATATGCAACTGCACCACTTGTCTGACCAACTAGTTTCATACCTGTGGTGATATATCCAGAGTATAACCCTTGTGCTTCTTGGCATAGAGAATCAATATCAACATTCAAAATTTTCGATGTTGCACTATATGTTGATGGAATATTTTCACTCTTAACATATGGGTTGATATTATAAGTTGATGATGGGGAACTAAATGGACCTTGCTTGTGATTGGGTGCAGCAACTCTAAACTGGATAAGAGGGGTGTATAAACCTGATCCGGATGAAATCCAACCAGTGACTGTCTCACCTACGGAGAATGCTTTTGAGGCACCATAGTTCTGTAAAGATGTACTAGTAGCAATTTCGATTAATTTTGGAATAAAATCAACTTGACTATTTCCATCTAAGAATTGATATACTCTTGTGAGTGGTTTCAGATTAACTGCATCAAATGCAGTATTACGAGATCTCATAAAGAGTTCCGTTCCACTAGATACAAGTATATCTTCAATATTGGTACTAGATTCTATATTAGTAGTAGTTTCGGTATCAATAGTAGTTCCAGCTCTGCGACGAGACCTAACTCTTCTTCTTTGACGTTCAACAGAACTTAACCACACCAAATTAGTTTGGTTAATAGTTACATCGCCAAGTCTGATTGTTCTTACCCAACTATCACTTGATGGGTTAAGTTTAACTGTTCCACTATAAGAAACAACGTGGAATGGGTTTACATTTTCCACCCTTGTTGCTAATGGTTGCTCAATCCAACCAATAGAATTATACTTTAACGTGATCACATCGTTTGTTTTTTGAACATTAGGATCATAAAGTGCAAAGTTAGTACTTAAGTCCAATGTTTCATTAGTAAATGCTTCTGCAGATACTGGAAGAAGATTGATACTATTTCTACTAATTTGAGGTATTAGTTCCGAATTAACACTATCAACCTCTATAGAAGA